TCATCGCAGCACGTGCAATCCTTACGGTCAAACCAGGACACATCAACAACCCCGCGATCACCACCACGCGCAGCATTCCGAAGCCAGGGGGGCGGCGAAAATACTGCGTGATGTTGTGCTTCTCATTGTTGCGAGCGAGCAACATATCGTCGTCCTCCATGTCTGTGGCCTTCTGCACTGTGGCGCTCAGGCAAGATGCAGCCAGCGATGTTTCGCGAGCTTTCATGGGGATCTTTTTCTCGTCAAGCCAACGCAACGCTAATTTCTTAGCATGCGCCAACTTGGAGCGGCGGTCGAATACACCATTGATCGTGTAGTCGACATTCAAGTACAAGCGAATGTATGCCAACATCTCAGTGTTGACCATATCATCGCCCAATGACGCATTAGACAACCACCCAATCTGATGATTAATGGGCAGTTGTGGGTCATAATTTGGGCGCACAAACATCCGCTTGACGCGATTCCACCAGTCCCACTGCCAGACAAAATTCCGTTTGGCATTTGGGACTAACAGCGCGTCCCCCTCTAGGACCGCTGCATTAGCCGCTGCTGCTGCGACGAAGCAATCGCAGAGCACGAGGTCGGATGAATAACAGTGCCGACACACTGGCGCAACACGCGGGTCAATTCCGTCCGCATTAGCGCGAACGAACTCATTAAAACGGTCTAATGCCGCTTGGGTTGCAAACCCCTGACCCACGCATTGCGTGTACCACTCAGTACGGTGGTATGATTCGACTTCAGCAGCCAGCTGGCGTACACTGAAATCTTTACCTGAACCACAGGTGGCGCCTTTGTCATGAGGTGCGCGATCCCCTGGTTTGTTGGCTTTCTTGGAGTGGCCATGTCCATCGCGATGCTTTCCACCGCACTTCACACCCTTACCCTCCATCGTGCCAGTACTGTTAATACTGTTGGAGGATGCACTAGCAGATGATTTGCCAGACCCACCGGCCGATGAAGGCAAGTGGGAGTTACGGTTGGAGCTACTACCGTTCGAGTGTTTTTGTTTCTGGATACCTTTTCGTTGACCGCCAACGACAGCGCTTGATTTGGTCTGCGTCAAATCTAACTCTTTTGTGTTTGTAGCCATTATTGTAGAAATTATTCTATATCAGCCGTGATGACCCAGGGCAACATGAGCTTTTAACCATTCACCAGCGTTAGCGTTCCCTTCCCGGGGCAATACTGGTGTCACGATGTCTCAAAATGCCCGTCGAGGACTGTTCCTTCCTCGACATATCACATTATTCCACTAGAAAAGGCTGGACAACCTCCTCACATGTTTCAGGGCCATTGAAC